ATCACGATGCAGTCGTAGGCGTCAGCCTCCGCCACCGCGTCCCGCAGGTCACGGATGGCCCGCAGGTTGGGCCGCTCCCCCTGGAGCAGATCCACGTCCAGGTTGCGCAGCTCGTCGTCGGCCGGCAATACGTCCAGGCCCCGGATGCTGCTGTGATACAGCAGGTCGTCGTAGTAGGCGTCCGGGATTGTCAGCAGCCCGGCCAGGGTGTTATATTCCCCCGGCGGGAGCAGGGACTGGGTGGCGTTGGCCTGGGGGTCTGCGTCAATGAGCAGCACCCGCTGGCCGTACTCGGTGGCCAGGATGGCGGCCACATTGACGGCGGTGACGGTCTTTCCGACGCCGCCCTTCAGGTTTACAATGGCGATTGTCTTCACGTTTATCGTCCTTCCAGTTTAAAATTTGAAGCTCTCCCGCAGGATTCCCCGCCCGGTGTCCACCCGGACGGTGAAGTAGCGGTGGGCCCGGTTGATGTACTCAATATGCCCGGTCACCCGCCGGGGGATGGTTTTTGTGTCCTTGCCCCCAATTTCCGCGCCGAAGGCGGCGGGGACAAAGGTGTAAGCCTCACCGATACGCATATGGGCTCCTCCTTCCCGAGACAGCGAAGCGCCCACGCCAGGGCCTCCGCCACCTCCTCATGCTCGGCCCGGCGGGCCGCGTCCGCCCGTGCCAGGGCGGCATGCCGGCGGCACTCCGCCTCAATCAGCTCCAGCCGCCGTCCGCTTCCCATAGGGCTGCCTCCATTTCCGCAAAGTCATTTGTTCCGGCCCTTCCTGGGCCTTTGTCGGCCGGTTGGCGAGCGCAGTAACCCGGCTGGATGCCATGGAAAAAGCCATATTGCACCGGCCCACAGAACCGTGCCGGTTCTTGGCCAGGTTGACCTCCAACATGGAAGGCACGTTGGGGTCTACCGTGCCTGGGTCGGCGTAGTAGTCTTCCCGGTAGAGGAAGATTACCCCGTCGGCGTCCTGCTCCAGCGCCCCCGTGTCCCGCAGGTCGGAAAGCTGGGGGTGCTTGTCCTGACGGCTTTCCAGCTCCCGGTTAAGCTGGCACAGCACCAGCACCGGAATTTTCAGAGCCCGGGCCAGGTTCTTCAGGGCACCCGAGATCTCTGTGGTGTATTCATACCGGCCTGCCCGCCGGAGCTCTGCCGGCGGCGCGATCTTGCCGAAATAGTCCACCACCACCAGCCGCAGGCCACCGATGCTCCGGGCCAGCGTGCCGATATCGTCCACCGTCATGGTGGGGGCCTCGTTTGAATACAGGGGGAGCGTAGAGAGCTGGCTGGCAGCCTGGGCCGTTTGGGCGGCCTCTGCATCGGTCAACGGCTGCATAAGCAGCCGCTCGGACGGGATGCCGGTCAGTCGGGAGATGCGCTTGGCAGCTAACTGATCGCTGTCCATCTCCAGCGAGATAAAGAGCACCGGGTCGGCCTTGGCCACGCGGTCGGCGATGTTCAGCGCCAGGGTGGTCTTCCCCATACCTGGGCGCGCGGCCAGCAGATAGAGCCCGCTGTTGATCAGCCCACCGCCCAGTAGGCTGTCCAAGGCCATGTAGCCGGTGCAGACGTATGCCTTGCCGTCCCCGCTTTCCACCGCCTCCCGTTGACGGTAGAAGGCGGTCAGGATGTCCGTCGGGGTGGCCAGCCTCCCAGCGCTGCCCTGACGCTCCAGCTTGTCCAGCGTCTGGCGGGCCTGGGCCAGCGCCTCCGCCACCGGCGTCCGGTTGGTCACCCGGCTATGTACGGTCTCGGCCAGCTCCATCAGGCCGGAGCGGAGAACATCTTCCCGGACGATGCGGACGTGCTCCTCCACGTTGGCCGCCGTAGCAGCCAGCTCCATCAAGCCGAAGAGATACTCCCGGGATACTGGCGCGCCCATCTTGGCAGTCTGATCAAGGACAGTTACTGGGTCGACAGAGCCGCCCGCCCGCTCCAGGGACAGCACGGCTTCATAGACGGCCCGGTCAGAGGCCAAGCGGAAGTCGGCGGGCCGCAGTGACCGCTCTACTGTGGGCAGGCAGGCGGGGGACAGCAGGATGGAGCCCAGCACACTCTGCTCCGCCGCCGGATCCCAGGTCAGATCAGCCGGATTCATCTGGCACCAGCACCTCCTCTCCGTCAACGATCGCCATGTGCCAGCCCGTCATCTGCTGGGCTGCCGGCCGGCCCTGCGCCCTGGGTCTGGGTGGCTCGTCCGTCCACCGCTGGTTGCGCAGGTAACGGCAGGCGTAGGGTACCGGCCAATCCGGTTCCTTGGTCTGCCACAGCAGCGCCCGTGCAATGGCGTCGATCAGCTCGTCCCCTGGCTTAAGCCTGTCCCATTCTCGGACGGCACTCACCCGGTCTTCATGCCGGGGGTAGTACGCCCAGAACTTTTCAAACCGCTCCGGCTTCCAGGCAGGGACGCTCTTTGCCTTTTTCTTTTTGGGCGGTCCCCCTTGGGGGACTATAGGGGGTATATGATCAGATCTTGTATTGATCTCTCCGACATTTTTGTCAGGAGGGGTGGTGACAATTTTGTCAGGAGGGGTCCCGACATTTTTGTCGGGAGGGGGTGCCCCCGCCCCCTCAGTGTTGTAGATGGCATAAATCCGCCGCTCCAGGACCTCCTGCGTGGCCGTGTCCCGTACCACGTCAACCCGCAGATAGCCGCGGTCCACCAGCGTGGACAGCAGGCGGGTCACGCTGCGCTCAGACAGGCCGAAGAGGTCGGAAAAGTAGCTGTTCTGTGCGTAGCAGTATCCCAGCTTGTCCGACAGGGCAGTCACCTCGCCATACAGCAGCTTGGCGTTTGGCGGTAGCTCCTTATCGTACCGCACTGAGGCGGGGATCAGAGCCCAGAACCCCGGCTGTTCGTTTCCTTGGCTCATTTGGCGCACCACCCCCTTGTGCAAATCAAAATTGTGTGCTATAATACTGGTGTCTTCACGTTAGGTCCTGGTCGCTGTGTCCGAGCGACTGGGGCCTTTCTTTTTTGCCTGCTGCAAAGCATCCAGGGCCTTGTGGTAGCTGTCAGCCTGTCCCCGGCAAAACTCCGCCAGATTATCCGCCGCCCGGCGCTGTTCCGATGCTCCCAAGGACTCGGCGATATTGGCCCAGTCCTTGGCATCTCGCATCTTACTGTCCTCTGCCACGATCAGCGCCGACTCCAGCGCCGACACGGTCTCATAATCCAGATCCATCAGCATAATTCTGCCTCCTTCTGTTTTTGCAGGCGCTCCAGCACGGCCCGCCTGCGCCGGGCGAGGCGCCTATGGCGGCACTGCTCCCGGTCCAGCCGGGCCAGCTTGGCCCCGTAGGCCGGGTCCTCCGTCCGGGCGCAAAACTGGTGCAGACACCCAAGCTCGTCCGCGGCGTGCTCCCAGTCCAGGGCGCTTTCTAGCAGGGCTTCCGCGATGGTGTTATAGTCCCGATTGCTGAGCTCCAGCCGTATCATGCTCATGCGCTCAGCACCTTTCCCATGAGCGCCGACACTCCGGCCAGCCGCAGATCCAGCGCCTCCTGGACGTGGCGCACCATGACCTCCTCCAGCTCCCGGAGGCGGTAGGTGGGCAGGTCTCCTCTCTTGTACTTTACGAGGAGGCCGGGACTGATGTTGTATGTCCATGTCCCTGTCTCCCCGCTGCAAACGGCAAAACCGAAGGGGGCCCGCTCTTCCCGCAGGGCTCGGTAGATGGTGGGGGACGACCAGCCTATGTATCGGGCCGCCACATCAATCGGCACGTTGTCATACGCCATGATCTCCTCGTCCGTGAGCGGCCGCTTGGTTGCCTTTTTCACTTTTCTTCCTCCTCAAGATGTCCTTGCTTGGCGTAGCGCACGGCCATGGCGGCCTCCACGATGCCCTGCAGATCCTCCATGATGGCATCAAACTCGGGGCGCTCCGCCGAGTCAATCACATTGTCCTCTGCCATCTGCATGAGACGCCGGTCGGCGTGGCTGTCAGCGAAGGCATAGATCCGGTTGGTCAGTTTAGCCGACGCCTCCAGCACGGAGCACTGAGGCACCTCCGGTACTACCCGGCTGTACATGGCATTTCGTTCGCGCACATGCCGCACAATCAGATGTAAGGCATTGTACAGGTCCGACATTGCCTCCACTACCTCGTCAGGCGGTACCCGCTGGCCGGTCTCATAGGCCCGCAGGCTCTCCACGCTGATACCCAGCCGCTCCGCTGCCGCTTCCTGGGTAAAACCGGCAGACTTTCGACAGATTTTGTAGATATTCCGGTATTCCTCCGGCATGGTAATCACTCCTCCCTGGGGGTACAATATTGGCATGAGGTCAGCTGGCCGCCTCGAAAAGCGCCGCCTCGGGAATCTGGTCCATCCGCCCATTCTGGCGGAGGATCAGGATGGTGGGCTCGTGGCCCCGGAGGGTCAGGCGCACCGCGTTCTTGGTGACTATCTCGGCGCACTGCACCTTGTCAATGTCATAATGGTTCTCAATCCAGCGGCCAATCTGCCGCTGCTCCGGTGTGCAAAACATAAGTAACTCCTTTCTCAGCTTGCGGCCCCGGTTCCGTCCCAAGGCGGCTCACGGCCGTAGAGGGCGTCAATGCTGCATTGCAGGATGGCGGCCAGCCGAGGCAGCTTGTCGGCACTCGGCAGCGCCGTCCCCTTCACCCATTTGGTAATGCAAGAAGGCGACACTCCCATGGCGTCGGCCAACTGGATGCGCTGGATGCCCCTCTGCTCCATCAGCTCGCAGATTCTCACCACTTCACCCCCTCTAAATTTGGTGTTGTTCGAGACTGTTTGATGTGGTATGATAGGTTTAACCTCTGGTGTAATGCACAACGCCGATTAAAGCTCACTTCGGTCTTTAATGTGCAGAACCCTTTGAGCTACTTTTTTCGCGCAGTATTTGATCTCCTCGTCGCTAGGCTCTGGAAGTTCCGCCCACATGATGTAGTACAGGATGCTCAACAGAGCCAGCCGATTCTTCAGCCAGCCGATCGCGCATACAACTGCGGCTACTCCTAGCAGGGTCGTCAGCATGCTATCCCCCCTTTCCGAATTGCCCCGGGCGTTGCCGCGCCCTTGTCCTCTCTCCACCCCTATGGTAATATTGGGGCGGAGAAAGGAGGTGTTTCACATGCGAAAGACAGTGTCTGGACTTTGTCCGGAAACAAACAGCCAGCAAATGATTACCGTGACCGTAGAGCGTATCCAGCTCGGCGGCGGACTGCCGCCCAGCGACAAGGTAATCGCCTATGCCTGTTCCCATGCACAGGAATATGGGTGTAGTAGAAATGGCGCAGATGGCCGGGCATGCCCGCTGCTCCATGGTGCTGGTCACTGATCATTTCGGAGCAAAGTTGGAAACACTTGGGCGGCCTCAAAAATTGGGGCCGCCGCCCTTAACCAGTCGCCTAGGCAGGTTTTCGCATACCTACAACCCACACAGATATCACCAAATTTGACAGGTATCTCAGTTGCGGCACTTTCATGAGCGGCAACGAAATGTCTGGCTGCACAGGTGACAGCCTCCTGTGTAATTCCTATATTCGCTTCCTCTGTGAGCATATGAGCACCCCCTTCCCAGTCTGCTGGGGCGTTGCCGCGCCCTCTGGTTTACCTGTGGTTAAATCATAATCTCGTTTTTCGAGATTGTCAATCTTATTTTACGAGAATGCTCAAGATTGTGCAAAGCGCATAATCTAAATATCTAAGATTTAGCAAAAAGGACGGTGGGTGCATGTGAGTCCAGATCTTGAGCGCATTTTTTATCGGCTTAAAGAAATGGGGCTTGAACAAAAAGCATTTGCTCAGGCCCTGGGGACAACCGATAAAACGGTAAGCGCCTGGAAAACAGGCCGCTCAAAGTCCTACACAAAATATTTACCCCAGATTGCAAAAGTAATTGATATGCCAGTTGAATATATTTTGACTGGAGAAAAAAAAGAGCCCGCCCCCGCTCCGAAGAATGGGGATGAGCTAGATCGTGATGCCATCATGGCGGCATTCATTGGCGGGGACATGGATATGAGCCCCGAGGAGAGAGACGCCCTGTGGGATGATGTGTACGAATACGCCAGGTTCAAGGCCGAACAGTGGAGGAAAAAGAAAGATCAGGAATGAATCTTTATGAGCTCTATGATTATGCCGTGGACCAGGGGATTGATGTAGATTGGTACACCATGCCCTTCACCAAGTCCTTCTCGATTTTCATTCCATCGCTTGACCGGCGTGCGATCGCGCTGGACCCGTGGAAATTCGAGACTGTAGCAGACGAGTTCACCACCCTGGGCCACGAGGTAGGTCATTGTATGACCTACAGCTTCTATAACCGCTGGGCGGCCTGCGATATAAAGAAAAAGCATGAGAACCGGGCCGACAAGTGGGAAATCGAGCAGTTCCTTCCCCTGGACGCTCTGGAGGCCGCCGCGCACGAAGGCTGCACAGAGGTCTGGGATCTAGCCGAGCGTTTCGGTGTTACTGAGGATCTTGTCCGCAAGGCCATCTGCTGGTATAAGCATGGTAACCTTGCGGTGGATCAATACTTATGAATGTGTCCAACTTGGACACATTTACATTGGAGAAGAGGAGCGCAGATTATGGACTTTATCGATCAGTTAAAGCAATTTTCAAAGCGTGTCGAGAGCATGAAGGACTCCATTCAGACCGAAGAGGCTACGAAGACTGCGATCATTATGCCTTTTTTCTCCATGCTCGGCTATGACGTGTTCAATCCTCAAGAGTTCGTCCCTGAGTTTACCGCAGATGTTGGGATAAAGAAGGGTGAAAAAGTTGACTATGCAATCATCAGAGATGGTCAGCCTGTCATCCTCATTGAGTGCAAGTCCATTTCTGAAAATCTGGATCGGCATGACTCTCAGCTCTTCCGCTATTTTGGTACCACCACAGCAAAGTTTGCAATTCTCACCAACGGTATTATCTATCGCTTCTATACGGATCTGGACAGCCCAAACAAAATGGATGATGATCCCTTCCTGACAATCAATATTTTGGACGTTCGTGAGAACCAGGTTCCCGAACTCAAGAAATTTTCAAAGTCGGTCTTTGATATTGATTCTATTTTTAGTACAGCATCTGAGTTAAAGTACGTCCATGAATTTAAGCGCGTCTTTACGGAACAACTGGATACCCCTGCGGATGACTTTATTCGCTTTTTCCTCCAAGGCTGCTACTCTGGCCCAAAAACACAAAATGTTATTGAAAAATTCCGTCCTGTCCTTCGGAAAGCCCTCAATGACCTCATCAGTGAGATGATGAATGATAAGATCAAAACTGCCCTGGGCGGCTCCGGTGGAAGTGTTTCCGTTATCGAGCAAAAGCCCGTTGACGATATTCCTTCTCCTTCTGAAGATTCCGTCGAGCAAGAGAAGCGAATCCCCAATATTGTTACAACGGAGGAGGAACTTGAGGCATTTTTCATTATAAAAAATTTGTTTGCAGACCTTGTGGACATCCATGAGATTACATATAAGGATACCGAGTCTTACATCAATATCCTGTATAAGGGCAACATCAGAAAATGGATTTGCCGTCTTCGCCTGACAGACAATCAAAAAACCTTGATTGTCCCGGACGAAAACAAAAAAGAACGTAAATTTACACTATCTGATATTTATGAACTCAGAAATTATAAGGACACTCTGACCGAAGTACTGCAACGATATCTATAACGGCAAAGGGTCCGTATAAGCGTGTCCAATTTGGATACATCTTACCTTTCAACCCGTGTTGACATTGTGCGCACATATGCTATACTATACACAAAGGAGATGATAGTATGGCAAACATCAACATCCGCATTGATGACAACCTGAAGAAGGATGCCGAGAACCTGTTTAATGACCTTGGCCTGAACATGACCACCGCCACCACCATGTTCCTCAAGCAGTGTCTGTACTGCCACGGCCTGCCCTTCGAGGTACGGATGGATCCCTTCTACTCCGCCACCAACCAGGCCCACCTGCGCCGGGCCATCGCCGATCTGGACGCTGGCAATGGCAAGGCCCACGAGCTGATCGAGGTGGAGGATGAATAAGCTGTGGCAGGATGAGGCGTGGGCAGATTATCTCTACTGGCAGCAACAGGACAAGAAACTGCTCAAGCGGATCAATCAACTGCTCAAGGATATCGACCGCAGTGGCTATGACGGCATCGGCAAGCCAGAGCCTTTGAAGGGAGACCTATCTGGCTGGTGGAGCCGCCGTATTGATGACACCCACCGGTTGGTCTACCGCATACGGGACGGGCGCATTGAGATTGCCCAGTGCCGCACACATTACGGAGAATAGCAAAGAGCCGGGGCCACGGCCCCGGCCTCTTAAACCGCCAAGAATCGAACATTTGTATCATTTTCAGGGAGTGAACGCCATGAAAATCACTGTAATGCAGGTCAACAATGAACTCGCCAGCACCGGCGTCTCCGTCTATGTGGACGGGCAGCTCCTGGGCAGTATAGGCCCCGGCGGCAGCGTCTCTGCGTCTCTGGAGGCCCCTTCTTGCCTCGTTCGGGTGGAGTGCGGCGTCTACAGCCGGGAGCTCATTTTGTGGCAGGACAGCGCCCTGCAAGTCTCCTGGGGCCTAAATCCGCCCGAGATGATTGTCAGCCATGCCAAAAAATAAGGGGGCCTACTCATGCGACGTGCAAACGGCACCGGCTCCATTGTAAAGCTCTCAGGCAACCGCCGGCGGCCCTATATCGTGAAGATCTCCGCCAGGGATAAAGACGGCTACGTGCGCCAGGTGGCGCTGAGCTACCACGCCAAGCTCCAGGAAGCCCAGGAGGCGCTGGAGGAGTATAACCGCAAGGCTGCCGCCGGGCAGACCCCCAGTGCGGATATGCTCTCCTGGACCGTGGAACAGGTCTATACCGCTTGGTCGGAGCGGGAGTACCCCAGGAGCGGGAAATCCTCTGTTGCCTCCCACAAGGCATCCTGGAACCAGCGTGTCTCTCGCTACGCCGCCCGTAAAATGCGCAGCGTTACCCTGGACGAGTGGCAGGCCATCCTGGACGAGGGTGAGGACGAGGGCCGCTCCCAGTCCAGCATCAACAACGATGCAATTTTGATCCGCGCATTGCACGCCTACGCCATGAAACGTGATATTATCGGGAAAGATTACTCTCGTTATTTGGATATCCCCACCGTCGACATCAAGGTCAAAAAGGGGGCGCTCAATGATCTCCAGCTTGCCAAACTGGAGGAGCTGGCGCGGGCCGGTTTTCCCGGCGCATCAGAGGCCATGGTTCTGTGCTATACCGGCTTGCGCATCAGCGAGTTCTTGTCCCTTACCCCCTTCGCTTACCGCTCCGAGGATGGTGGCTACCTCCAGTGCGGTGTGAAAAGCGCGGCAGGCCGTGACCGGATTATCCCGATCCACCCCAAGATCTCCGCCTACGTGCAACAATGGCTGTCAGCGGAAAAAGGCATGTCCTCCGACCGTTACCGCATCTCGGTGTTTACCCCAGTGGTAGAGCAGCTCGGCATACCAGAGGCCACCCCGCACTGGTGCCGCCATACCTTCGCCACCCTCCTAAGCCGTGCTGGAGTGGACGAGATCAAAGTGAAGCTGCTCCTGGGGCATTCCCTCAAGGGGAACGTCACCGCCACCTACATTCATCCCACCCCCGCCGATCTCGCCAAAGAGGTAAAAAAACTGGCCTGACAAAATCACCAAGAATCCGCCGTTAGTAACGTATTAGTAACGAGCTAGTATCATTTTTTGTCTACACGCCTAGAGCTTTAGTCACTCCAGAGCCGCACCTAGTTAAAATTTTCTTAAATCGCCGTTCTCTTAATACACCCTGCACCCCGTGGAAGGTCAAGGGAAATTTTTTTGTTTTCCATGTATATCCAAGCCCAGGCCTGTCCACAATAGGCTCGGAGGTGCTAAACAGCATGAAAAAACCATTCTTGAAACGAATGGGCGACTTTCTGGAGGGCAAGGGCTTCTACATAGTCCTGTTCCTCTGCGTCGCCGCAATAGGAATTTCGGGCTATTATCTCTTTTCCTCTCTCACCCCGGATGAGCCGGACGCCCCCGTGGCGGGCACCGCCCAGATCACCGTCACCCCCTCTCCCCGGCCCACGCCGGTGGACGCGGGCCTCATGAACCGCCCGGCGGCCACCCCTGCGCCGGAGCACACCGTCCCTGCGTCCCCGGCTGTACCGGCGGCCACGCCCTCGGCGATGCCGTCGGCCACGCCCCAGCCCACTCCACAGGCCGCCCCCACCGTCTTTACCTGGCCGGTACAGGGAGATATTCTGACGGACTACAGCCTGGAGGTGCTCTCCTACAATCCCACCATGGACGACTGGCGCACCCACGACGGTCTGGACATCGCCTCCGCCGCCGGTACTGAGGTCAAGGCGGCCGCCGCGGGGACGGTCACCGCCGTCCTCCAGGACGCCATGATGGGCACCACCGTTGTGGTGGAGCACGGCGGCCTGACCAGCACTTACTCCAACCTGGCCTCCGTACCCACGGTGGCGGTGGGCGACACGGTTGGCGCCGGCTCCGTGCTGGGCTCGGTGGGCGGCACCGCCATCGCCGAGAGCGCCCTGGCCAGCCATCTGCACTTCAGCATGTCGCTGGACGGCTCCACTGTTGACCCCCTGGAATACCTGCCCAACTAAATTCTTTCCCTTCCTTTCCTCCCTGATATGCAGACGGCGCATGGCCTCAGCCAT